ACCGCCTGGTACCTGGTCGACGAGAGCCGGCAGGTGAAGCCGGTCATCATCCAGCGCCGCCGCGACTTCTCGCTGACCCGCGACGATGCCGATCTCTTCAAGCAGAAGAAGTACACCTACGGCGCCGATGGCCGCTTCGTCGGTGGCCATGGCTTCTGGCAGTTCGCCTACGCCAGCAAGGAGACGCTGAACTACGCGAACTTCAACGCTGCGGTGGCAGCGATGATCGGCCTGCGCGGCGACTACGCCAAGCCGATCGGCGCCATGCCGACGCACCTCTACGTGCCCGCATCGCTGCGCACGGCCGCCCTCGAAGTGGTCAAGCGTGAGCGCCTGGCCAACGGCGAGACCAACATCAACCAGAACGCCGTCGAAGTGAAGATCATCCCGTACCTCTAGGTCCGGGCTGACGACACACGGCCGCTAGACGCCACCGCCAACGGAGAACGTGAACATGGCTGACGAGAACGACATCAACGGCGCCGACGGCGCGGACAAGAAGGGCAAGAAGGCCAAGGACCTGGTCAAGGTGATCGCCAAGCGCGGCATGTGGCGCGGCGGCGTGAGCTGGCAGGCGGGTCTCAACGAAATCGAAACCGCCGTCCTGGCGGGCAAGATCGAGGGCACCAAGAAGACGGTGCGCGATCTGCTCGAGGAAGACGCCGGCGGCAACTTCACGATCCTCTAGGACCGAAGGACAGCGATGCTTCCGCGCGACGCCAACGACAACGCCTACCCGGCACTCCATCCGCTCGACGGTTCGCTTCAGGTCGTCGCGGCGGATTCGGCTGAGCCGGAGACGACCGTTGCCGTCGTCGCGGAAGCATTCGATCCCAACAGCAAGGCCGTGGCGGTCAAGGTCACGACTGGCAACACCGCGCACGTCCGCCTGGGTGGCGCGGACGTCGAAGCCACGGACGACGATCTCCCGCTCATCTCGGGCGACGGCTGGGTCTATCTCTCACTGGAGGGTCAGGCCGCTGCCGGTGGCAGCAAGCCCAACGCCACGCACCTGTCGATCCGCGCCGCCGGCGGCGCCGTCTCTGTGCAGGTCGTCGAGTTCAACTGACGCCATGGCCACCTACTGCACCCAGGACAACCTGGTCATCCGGTTCGGTGAATCGGAGCTGATCGCCAATACCGACCGGGAGGGCGCGGCCGAGATCGACGCCGCCACGGTCGCCGCGGCGATCGCCAAGGCCAGCAACACGATCGACAGCTACATCGGCGCGCGCTACGCGCTGCCGCTCATCTCGCCCGATCCGGTGCTCCAGGGCCTGTGCGAGGATCTCGCGCGACACGCTCTCTACACCGTGGAGCGGCCCGAGCTGGTGCAGAAGGCCTACGACGCCGCCATCGCGCACCTGAAGGACATCTCCCGCGGCGTGGCCAAGCTCGCCATTCCCGAGCCGGCAGCCGCCTCGCCTTCGCAGAACGAGATCCTGATCGAAGGCGGCGAGCGCACCGCTTCGCGCGAAGAGCTGAGGAAGTACTGATGAGCGGCGTGCAGATGCGCTTCACGCTCGACGATCGCGAGCTCGCGGCCCAGGTCGACGGACTGATCGCCCGCGGCTCGGATCTGAGCGAGCCGCTCGAAGACATCGGCCAGGACATGGTGTCGGTGTCGCTGCGCGCTTTCGAGGAGAGCCGTACGCCCGAGGGCGTGGCGTGGCTGCCGTCGGCCGCGGCGACCCGCGATGGGCGCAAGACTTTGATCGACCGCGGCCAGCGCGGCGGGCTCATGGGCTCGCTTTCCTACATCGTCGGGCCCGACGGCGTGACTTACGGCACCAACATGGTGCACGCCGCGATTCACCAGTTCGGCGGCACGATCCAGACGCCGCAGGCGCGTCGCTCGGCCGATCAGAACGCCGGCACCGGCTTCGGCCAGGCGTTCGCCGAGGCGGTGATCGTGATGCCGTCGCGCGCCTTCGTCGGCGCCTCCGAGACCGACGAGCAGCGCTGGGCCGACACGATCGCCGACTACGTGGCCGGGCCCGCTGCGGGAGGCGCCGCATGATCGACGCCATCATCCAGCAGCTCACCGAGGACTGCTCTCACCTCAAGACCGTCGAAGGCGCCGTCGATTTCGCCGGCCTGATGGACGCGCAGTTCGCCGTGACCTTCGAGAAGCGGCCGGCCGCCTTCGTGATGTTCAGCGGCGACCGGCCAGGAAAGAACGAAGGCGGCACCGGGCCCGTCGTCCAGGCCGTCAGCGAGCTCGCGACGATCGCGCTCTGTGTCGGCGACGGCAAGACCGCCGGCCGGCAGGCCGCGCTGGACGCAGTCATGACCGCGCGCAACGCCGTGCTGGCCTCGCTCCTGGGCTTCACGCCCGAGGCCATGGCAGGCGCCCTGGTCTACGGCGGCACGCAGATGCTGGCTGTCAAGCCGCGCACGATCTGGTTCCAAATGTCCTTCACGCGCCTCGCCAGCGTGCAGGGCAGCTGAGGAGAGAAACATGGCTGTGAAGAAGACACCCGAGCTCGAGCCGGAACATGCGCCACCCACCAAGGGCGGCTCGTTCCTGCGCCGCAAGGACGGCTCGCTGCAGGAGATCCCGCCGCGCACCCGTCCGGCGCCACCCGCCGAGCCCGCGTCGCCGCCGCCGGCGCCCGCGGCCGACAGCAACACCTAAGGAGGCCAGAACATGGCAATCAGAGCAGAGCGCATGGCCGTCCTGGCCGAAGTAGAGGCGGCTTACGGCGTAGACGAGACGCCGACGGCGTCGGCGGTGCTGCGCGACGTCACGATCAACGACGTCGAAGGCAGCCTGGTCGAAGTCGACTCGATCCGGCTGGGCATGGGTGGGCGCGCCAAGGCGCTGCACGGCCGGCACGTCTCGCTCAAGGGCAAGATCTTCCTCGCGAGTTCGGGCGCCGCCGGCACGGCGCCGGCCTGGGACTGGCTGGCGCGCTGCACCGCCCACGCCAAGACGGTGACCGAAGACACGAAGGTCGAGTACACGCCGATCGACAGCGCCCAGGAGTCGGCGTCGATCTACTTCAACCTGGAGGCCAACCGCACGCGCATCCTGGGCGCGAAGGGCGGCATCATCTGGCGTTGGGGCATCGGCGCTTTCCCCGAGGGCGAGTTCGATCTCCTGGGCCTGTTCGACGCAAATGCCAACGTGGCCTTCCCGGCTGTCGACTTCGCCGCCTGGAAGACGCCGCCGCTGTTCGGCAAGGACACCGTCCCGACCTTCACGATCGCCGGCAATACCGAGGCTATGCAGAGCCTCGAGATCAATTCGGGGATCTCGAAGGAATACAGCGAGCTGATCCATCGCAAGTCGATCGACATCACCGATCGCAGGCCTTCGGTCACGACCACCATCCTCGAGCCGCCGTTCGCCACGCGCATCTATCAGTCGACCATCGGTGTCATCGGCAGCCACAAGGCGGTGGCCATGGCCCACGGGTCCGTCGCCGGCGCGATCGTCGAAGCGGCCGTCACCAACTGGCAGACGCAGACCTTCGCCCACACGAAGATCAGCGACAAGGCCGGCATCACGCTGGGCGGCGAGATCGTGCCGGCCGCCGGCGTCGCCGATTACAAGATCACCGTGAAGTAGAGGGCAGCATGGCCGACGTGAAATTCAGGTTCGAGGAGATCGCCACCTTCAAGACCGAGGTGACGGTGACGCTGCCCGGCGGCGATCAGCAGACGTTCGTGGGCGAGTTCCTCTATCTCGACGACGAGGCGAACGACGAGGCGGTGAAGCTCACCAACCCGGACCTGATGCGCCAGGTCTGGAAGGGCTGGGACGGCATCGTCGGAGCCGACGACAAGCCTCTACCCTTCAGCGAGCCGCAGCTCGAGCTCTTCCTGAAGCACAGCTACATCCACAACGCCGGCGTCACCGCCTACGTGCGCGGGCGGCAGGGCCTTCGCGCAAAAAACTGAAGCGGGCGGCGCGGGCCTGGGCGGAGAGCTCGGGCCCGGCGGCGCCCAACCAGGTGCTCGAGGACATGAAGACGATGGGTGCACCTCCCGAGGCGATCGAGCAGAAGCGCGCCGAGTTCGACGCCGAGCAGGAAGCCGTCGTCGTGCGGCTGCCGGCGGATTGCCGCCTGGCCGTGCGTGCCTTCCTCGCCGTCGCCACGCAATGGAACAAGCTGGTCGCCGGCGACCGCCTGATCGCTACCGGTCTCGACTATGCCGGCGTGCGCGTCGCGCTGCGCTCGCTGCGCATTCCGCTCTCGCCGGCGTTGTTCGACGATCTGCAGGCGATGGAAGACGAGGCCCTGCTCGCCATGGCCGAGCGGCGGTGACCTGAGATGGCCGGCGCCAGCTTCAAGGTCCAGGGCGAGCTCGTCCTCGTCGAAGGCGGCTTCGTCGCCGGCGCCAACGCCGGCAAGGCGGCGCTGGAAGGGCTGAGTGCTGCCGGCCGCAAGCTCGTCGACACCAGCCAGGCGGTCGCCACCGCCACGGGCCAGGCGTCCCAGGCCCAGGCCGCCGCCACAGTCAGCGCCAAGTCCCAGGCCGACGGCTTCGCGCGGCTCGCCCAGCAGCAGGCGACGGACCTGGCCCGGGCGCAGTCGAAAGCCCTGATGGCCAGCGTCGAGCAGTCGGGTCCGCAGCTCCAGGCGCTCTACGGCGCAGCGACCAGGGCCCAGGCGGCGGAGCTCGGCCGGGCCACCACCGCGACACAGGTCTACGAGAGCGCCCAGGTCCGGGCGCGCGTCGCCAACGACAACACAAGGAAGTCGATCGAGGACAACAGCCGCGCGCTCCTCCAGCAGCGCACCCAGCTCGGCTTCCAGCTGAACGACATCTTCGTGCAGCTGGCGAGCGGCCAGGGCGTGGTCCGCACCGCCGTGCAGCAGGGCCCGCAGATCACCCAGCTCTACGGCGGCATCGGCAACACGCTCCGCGCCATCCCGCTCGCCGCGGCAGGATACGCCGCCGCCATCGCCGCCGTCGTCGGCATCACGGCCTCGGCCGTCGTCCAGCTCAGCGAGTTCAACGCCCGCAACCGACTGGCGGAGATCTCGCTGCAGGCGACCGGCCGTGCCGCGGGCGTCACCGCCTCGCAGCTCGAGCTGGTCGTCCAGGCCGAAGCGCGCCGCCCCGGCGCCGATCGGCAGGAGACGCAGCAGGCGGCCCTTCAGCTTCTTTCCAACAGCCAGATCTCGGGCGCGGCCGTGCAGCGCACGCTGGCGCTCGCGCGCGACCTGGCGCGGGTCACCGGCACCGACCTGCCGACGGCCGCGGCGGCGCTGTCGTCGGGACTGGACGGCACGCTTGCCGGCGCGAAGAAACTCGACGCCACCTTCAATGCGCTGACGCCCGCCGAGCTGGAGCAGATTCGGCGCTTCGAGGAGCTGGGCCAGCGCGGCGCCGCGGTCGCCGTCGTGCTGACGGCGCTGGAGCGCAATCTCGGCGGCGCCAACGAGAAGGGCATCTCGCCGCTCAGCGCGGCCACCACCGTGCTTCGCACATCGTGGAACAACCTGCTCGACTCGCTGTCGAAGACCGGCGTCATCAACGTCGTGGCCGGCGCCGCCCTGAACCTCGCACAGCCGCTGATCCTGGCAGCCAAGGCGGCCGAACTTCTCAGCAAGGTGGGATCGACGGCCTCCGGCGGGCCAGGCGCCGACGACATCGCCGGCGCGCGGGCGTCGCTCGACTTCGCACGCCAGCAGCTCGCCGAGGCCAAGGCTGCCCAGGCGCAGAACCCGGGCGACTACCAGTTCGAAAACGCGGTCAACGTCGCGCAGCGGCGTTTCAACGACCTGCAGGCCAACGTCGCCCAGCTCGAAGGCAAGGCCGGCATCGTCACGGCGAAGGCGGCCCAGGACCAGGTCGACGGCGAAACGACCAGGCTGAAGAACGAGGTCAAGGAAGCGCTCGCCCTTCTCGACAAGTCCGTCACAGTCGCGGCCCAGCGCCGTGCCCTCGAGGGAGAGCGCGCCCAGATCGAGAAGGCCACCAGGAGCGGCCTGCTCGATCCCGACCAGCTCGCGCGCTCGCAGGAGCGCCTCACCCAGATC